AGAAGGAAGTACTACAATGACATTTATGTTAGCAGATACAACCGTTATTCCAGCAGTACCAAGTATTAATGCAGAACCTGAATATATAGTTACTATCGATATCGATGATGATTTTATAGATAAGTTTATTAAAGCTAAAAATGCATTACCTGATGCAAAGAATTTTGCAGTACAAGTACAAAATGGCAAAATTAAATTTATTATTAATTATACAACTATTAATGCAGACAACGTAACATTTGATTTAGATGGCGGGTCAGAACCAATGGAACCAATATGTTTCTCAGCAGACAAATTAAAAGAGGTATTAACTGCAAATAAAGGAGATGTTGGTGAAATGCACATTTCTCCAGATGGATTAGCAAGAATAGATTTTACTGGAGCTGATTTTGATTCAAATTATTGGTTAGTTCAATTACAAAATTAATATGTACGGAATAACAGAAAATACATTGTGGGTCGAATCATTTAGACCCGGAACATTGGAAGGATATATTGGAAATGAACATGTTATACAAAAAGTAAAAATATTCATTGAAAATGGAGATATCCCACATTTATTATTCTATGGCACTGCCGGCACAGGTAAAACTACATTAGCAAAAATAATTGCTAATTCAGTAGATGCAGATTTAATGTATATTAATGCATCTGACGAAAATTCAGTAGATGCGGTTAGAGATAAAATTAAAAGATACGCCAGTACTGTAGGATTTAAAAGGTGGAAGATAGTAATATTAGATGAAGCAGATTATTTAACGCCAAATGCTCAAGCAGCATTACGTAATTTAATGGAAACATATAGTAGGACAACTAGGTTTATATTAACATGTAATTATGTAGAAAAAATTATAGACCCAATACAAAGTAGGTGCCAAACATTTGGAATAACACCACCTGATAAATCTGTAGTAGCTCAAAGGTTAGTAGAAGTGTTAACTGAAAAAGAAATTGAATATGATGTTAATGATATTGTAGCAATTATTAATTCTAGTTATCCAGATATAAGGAGAGCAATTAATAGTGCACAAAGCCATGTAGTAAAAGGAAAATTAGTTTTAGACAAACAAAGTGTTGTACAATCTAATTATATGACAGAAGTATTAGAGATATTAAAGAAAACAAAAGCTAAGAAAGAAGCTTTTAGAAATATAAGACAAATTATTGCAGACAGTAAAGTAAAAGACTTTACACCATTATATACATTTTTATATGACAATTTAGATGAATTTGGAACAGGCAAAATAGCATCAGTAATATTAATTATTGCAGAATCACAATATACAGATTCACACGTTGTAGATAAAGAAATAAATATAATGGCAATGTTTGTAAAATTATTAAACGAATTATAAAAGGAAGAATATGAATAATTTAAAACAAAACGTCAACCCATCAGACTTAAAACCAATAGTATGTGAAGAATGTAATGGAATTTATTTCAGACAAGTAATGGCTATTAATAAAGTATCTAAATTTTTAACCGGACAAGATAAAGATACAGTAGTTCCAGTTCCTACATTTAGGTGCGATGATTGCGGTGCGATACCAGAAGAATTTCAGCCAGTAATACCAAATGCAAAATAATGGGATCACCGTATATAAAAGCACCAGTTGTATTGGTATTTAAAACATCTAACAGATCAAACGCAAAAACTAAAATAAAGGTTTTTAAAAACAAAAACGTTGATGTTGTTAATGAAAATAAGATGCCAGGCGTACCAGAAAAAGCAATAATATTGGAATTAGGAGTAGGATCTAAGTTTGAAGAAGTATGGAGAAAGAAATATAAATTATAATGGCAAAGAAACAAGGCGCAACTATATTTGATTTTATTAATGGCATAACACACCAAAAGAAAGAATGGCATTCTTATACAGAAACAGACCAAAAACGATTTGCACCGTACATAGTTAATCGTTGGCTTTCTATGAGAATGGAATTAATTGATTTAATCAATGAGTTACAAAAGTATACAATAGGAGTATTATCTCCTAGAGAAACTTATCGTTTATATCATGGTTTTTTACCAACAAATAAAACCTTCGCTAAGTACGTAAAAGGAAAGAAGGAAGATAAGTTCGACAAACAATTAATTTCACAAGTTGCAGAACATTACAAGATAAGTAAAAGTGAAGCAACTGATTATGTAGAATTAATGGATAAAAATAGTTGTGCTGATTTGCTTACATTATATGGACACACAAATTCGGACAAGAAGAAAATGTTAAAAGGGAAGAAATAATATTTGGATTACATAAACTAATTTCTTATATTATAATAAATAGATAAAACAACGTCCCAATCCGGGACTATAACCTTAATAAGATGATAGAAGTAGTAATATTTAGTTGGGTATTTGCCTTTGCAATAGTTGTTTATGCTTATATTAAACATAGATTAAACCAAAACAAAGATGAGTAAAACAGGAAATTATATTAATCCAATATACAAGTTATCACTAAATGATGTAAGTAAAGTTCCAGCAAAAATATCATATTCACAATGGGCAATGTATTCAAAATGTCCTAGGCAATGGAAGTTGTCTTACATAGATAAGCTTTCTACATTTACACATAGCGTAGCAACATGTTTTGGGACAGCATTCCACGAAACATTACAAAATTATTTAACGGTTATGTATACTGACTCTGTTAAATCTGCAAATAATATTAATATACGAGATGAATTAACAAACAATCTTAAACAAGTATATATTAATGCAGTAAAAGAAAATAAAGGAGAACATTTTTCTAACCCACTTGAATTAACAGAACACTTAGAAGATGGAATTGCTATATTGGATTGGTTTATTAAAAGAAGAGCACAATACTTTTCTACTAAAGGATATGAACTAGTAGGAATAGAAGTAGAATTATGTGTTCCTGCATCACAAAAAAATACTAATGTATTTTGGTATGGATTTATAGATGTAGTAATAAGAGATACTGATTTAAATAAAATTAAGATATATGATATTAAAACTAGTCGTATGGGCTGGAATAAATGGCAAAAGTCAGATAAACTTAAATTGTCACAACTAGTAGCATATAAAAAATATTTTTCAGATCAATTTGGTACTCCTATAGATAATATAGATATTGAATTTTTTATTGTTAAAAGAAAATTAATTGAAGAGTCAATGTTTCCACAAAGGAGGATACAAATAGTTAATCCAGCATCTGGAACAGTTACTAGGAAAAAAGTACAGAAAAGTATTGATGATTTTATTGGACAATGTTTTGATTCAGAAGGAAACAAAAAAATAAATGGAAAATATTTATCCTTAGCCGGCAAGGGCGCTAAACATTGTAAGTGGTGTCCCTTCAAGTCAGATTACGAAAATTGTCCCAAAGAAGATAGGATTCGTGAATAAAATTTATTATAATAAATAAAAAGGAAATACCATGGATGGATTATTATTAGATGCGTTATATGCTAAATATCAAGCAGATAAAGCAGATGCAGTAGCAAGATTAAATATATATCTAAGTAGCTCAGTTGGGATTGGAGAACACCCACAACATATAGATGAAATGGATTCTATTATCAATCAATATGCAACCGCAGAAGATAAAAGGCAAGCATTAAATTATATGATCGCTAATATAAAAAATCATGATAATATCATTTGCGGGTTAGATCTCAAGAAAGATTTACTAAAAGGGTAATGCGAGTAGCTGTTATTGGAAATAAAGAATGGCAGAATAAACGAAAGGTCCAAGACGTTTTACAGAATTTAAAAAAACAATTTGGAGCTGATGTTACTATTGTAGGAGCAGGTGGAAGTGAGGGAGCAAATTATATGGTTAGAAAATTTGCATTAGAATTTGGAATACCATATTCAGAATACAACCCATCTTATTCTGGAAGGAATTTGTATTCAGCAATGCCTGAATCATATTATGGAAAGAAATATCATTTTAGCCAATTATTACATCGAATGAGAATGTTAGCAGAAAATTGTGATTATATGATTATTTTAAACAATGAAAATAAAATGAATCCACAATTAAAAACAGCATATAGTAAAATAAATAAGTTAAATAAGCCAGTAGTTTTACTAGGCTAATATTTATATAAAAGTTATAATTTATAAGGATGTTACATTAATGGAGTTACAAAAAACAAAAAAGCGAAAAATTTTATTATTAGCAGACGATTTTAGATTGCCATCTGGGATTGGAACTATTAGTAAAGAAATCATTTTAAATAGTGTTAAGCACTTCGATTGGGTTCAAATAGGAGCCGCAGTCAAACACCCAGACACGGGAAAAATGTTTGATGTATCACAAGACGTACGAAAAGATACAGGTATTGAAGATGCAGATGTAAAAATAGTTCCATGCGATGGGTATGGAAATAGAAATTTATTATTTGCTTTATTGAACGCAGAAAAGCCAGATGCAATATTACATTTTACAGATCCTAGATATTGGGGTTGGTTATATGAATTAGAGCACGAAATCAAAACCACATTTAACATTCCACTCATGTATTATTCCATATGGGACGACTTACCTTATCCGATGTGGAATGCGCCATTCTACGGTAGTTGTGACCTAGTAATGGGAATTTCGAAGCAATCTGATATCATACACAGAGAAGTGCTTAAACAGAACGGATATGGGGTGTATAATTATGATGCAGATGAAATTGGAGATGATAAATTAGAATGGGATGAAGTAATTACTGGGTTTGTTCCACACGGATTGAACCATAACATATATAAACCATTACCAGAAAACGATGAAAGATATAAAAAATATTTTGCTGATATTAAAGAAAGAAATGGAATTGAATTTTTAGTATTTTGGAATAATAGAAATATAAGAAGAAAACAACCAGGAGATCTAATTTTAGCATTTAATGAATTTAGAAAAAAATTGCCTGATGATAAAAAAGACAAAGTAGGTCTATTAATGCATACTCAAGCAGTTGATAATAACGGAACGGATTTAAGGGCAGTACATAAAAATATAGCACCAGATTGTAAAATTTTATTTTCAGAAGCAAGAATTGGTTCTCCGGATTTAAATGCAATGTATAATATATCCGATGTAGTAGTTAATATTGCATCTAACGAAGGATGGGGCTTAAGTAGCACAGAGGCATTATTATCAGGAACACCTATTATTAATAATGTTACGGGTGGATTACAAGACCAATGTGGATTTTTAGATGAGAATAATGAATGGATTCAATTTGATGGAAAATTTTCTACCAATCATAATGGAAGATATAAATTAAATCATGGCAAATGGGCTATACCAGTATTTCCATCAAATAGGTCATTACAAGGGTCTCCACAAACTCCATATATATTTGATGACAGATGTAAATTCGAAGACGTTGCTGATGCTATGTATGGCTGGTGGGCAACACCAAAAGATGAACGAATGGAATGTGGTTGGGCAGGAAGAGACTTTTGTTTAAATAACGGATTAACCTCAGAACAAATGGCTAATAAAATGGTTGATATGATTAATTTTGTATTAGACCAACCTAGAGAACAAAGACCAAGATTTACATTAAATAAAGTAGAAAATAGAGAATATAAAAATATGGGTATATTAGTATGAGAACATGTATAATATCTAGTCCAATAGCAACACAATCAGGGTATGGACACCACGCACGAGAATTTGTAGATAATATAATAGAACAAAAAAGTAATGAATGGGACATTAAATTATTATCAATGCCATGGGGCAATACGCCATTTACATATCCAATTCCTGTAGATTGGCAACAAAGGTTAATTCCGTTACCACTACAAGCCCAGCCTGATATTTGGGTTCAAATAACAGTACCTAATGAGTTCCAACCAGTAGGAAAATATAGTATCGGAGTAACTGCTGGAACTGAAGGAGATATTTGTCCTAAAGAATGGATAGAAAAAATTAATCAAATGCAGACAACAATAGTGCCTTCTCAATTTACTAAAAAGGTATTCGAAGATACAGCAACAAAGCATGGATTGACCATAACAACTAATTTACAAGTAGTTTCGGAATATTTCAATGAAGATGTATATGATAAAAATAATACAAGATCTAATATTGAAGTGTTAGATGATATACACGAATCATTTTGTTTTTTAATAGCTGGGCATTGGTTACAAGGACATATGGGCGAAGATAGAAAAAATATAAGTGGAACAATTCATACATTTTTAGAAACATTTAAAAACAAACATGGATCAGCACCAGCATTATTATTAAAAACTAGTGGCGCAACATATTCAGTTACTGATAAATGGAATATAGAAAATAAAATTAATGAGATAAGAAATACATTTCCAAAATCAACCAAACTACCAAATATATATTTACTACATGGCGATTTGACTGATGATGAGATGAATGCAATGTATAATCATAAAAGAGTTAAAGCAATGATATCATTCACAAAAGCAGAAGGATTTGGAAGACCATTATTAGAATTCTCAACTACAGGTAAACCTATCATAGCACCACATTATTCAGGTCAAGCAGATTTCCTTAATAAGGAATATATAGTAGCATTGGCAGGAGGATTAACACAAATACACCCATCAGCTCAAAATCCATTTTTAATTGGAGAAGCTAAATGGTTTACACCTGATTATGCGTATGCAAAAAAAGCAATAAAAGACGTTTTTAAACATTATAGTAAATTTATAGACAGATCTAGAAAACAAAGAAAATATGCAAAAGACAATTTTAGCAAAACAGCTGTAAGATCGCAATATGTAAAATTATTAGAAATGATAGATAAAGGGGTAGAACAAATTCCGGTAGCACAACAATTACAGTTACCTAAATTACAGTTACCTAAATTAAATAAACAAGAGAATGGTAAAACAGAATTGCCAAAACTTAAATTACCAAATTTGAAGAAAGCATGAAAATAGGTTATTTTGTAACGGCTTGTAATGAACTAGAAGAGCTAACAAGATTACTGGTTATGTTAAAAACTAATATAACTACAGGTGATGTTGTGGGTATATTGTTAGACGAATCAAATTATACACCAGAAGTAGAAGAGTTATGTAAAAAGTTCGAATTGCCTGATAATTCTTTTAGAATTGGATATGCTCCATTAAACGGAGATTTTGCAACATTTAAAAATGTCGGATATGAATTATTAGATGATTGTGATTGGATATTCCAAATTGATGCTGATGAAATACCATCTTCAATATTAATGAAAAACTTAAGAGAGATAATAGCAATGAATCCAGATATTGAATTAATGTATATACCACGTATTAATACAGTAGAAGGAATAACACAAACACATATAGACAAATGGGGTTGGCAAGTAAATGACCAAGGTTGGGTAAATTGGCCAGATTATCAAGGCAGAATATATAAAAGAGATGAAAATATTAAATGGGAAGGTAAAGTGCACGAACGAATTGTTGGAATCAAACAATTATCACAGATACCGCCAGATGAACAATTAGCATTACACCACCCAAAGACAATAGAAAAACAAGAAAAACAAAACGAATTATATAGTAAATTATGAAGATTAGTTTTATAGCCGAAAGTGATTTTGCGAACGTTCTTACAGAATATTCGCAATGTTTAAATAAACATAGTGGAGATATTCAATCCAAATCTATATGCTACAGACCCCATCGTTTCAAATATAATGTACAACATGATTATGATTTAGGAAACCACAACGAAGAACAAATATTAGAAGCAAAGAAATGGGTTGAAGATAGCGACATTATCATTTTTGGAGAAGAGGGACACCCCCTAGAACCTACATACAGAACCCTAAGAGAATTTAGTAATTTATTAGGGATAGATTTAATTAATTCTGATAAAAAACTTTGTATATGGCATCCTGGTAGCCACTATAGACAAAACGTTCAATTTTACAACCACCACCCCTTAAGGGATAGAATCCATAAACACTTATATGCCATAGATTTATACAGACTATCTCCAAAAAACCCCAATGACCATCCTATAATGCCCTACCATTACATAGATTTTGATATCAATCAATATGCATCCAATTTTAAGAATAAACTAATCACCTCCCCCCGAACTATATTACATATCCCATCAAATACTGATAATAAGGGCACCAATATTGTTAATAGTGTTATTAATAATCTTCAATTCGACCCCAAGAAATTTAAGTACAAAGTACTTACGGGTGTTCCATACTCTGAAGTAATAAAAGAAAAGAAAGATTCCTTATTTTATATAGATCAATTTGCCCCAAATTTAACTGGGGGTATTGGGATAGCGGCTTTTGAAGGGATAATGCATTCTAACTTAACTTTTGCTTGTACCAATTTAGTAGGAGATTCGATTCCATTAATTACAGGAGAATATTCCTCCCCTGTGATTGATTTAGGAGAAACAGTTGAATCAATGGGGTCAACATTAAATTATTACCTTAATCTTGGTGATTCTGAATTAATTGACATTATAACAGCTATAGGCCAATGGATGGAGAAATACTACTCCCCAGAATTTATAATAAACCACTTGATAGAAATAGTAAAAAATGAAATATAACTTTATAGAAATAGGAGAAAAATAATGAGTAAAAGAATTTTAATAACAGGTAGTGAAGGGTTTATTGGTACTAATTTAACTAATAAATTAAAAGAAAAAGGAAACATTGTATTAGGTGTAGATATTGATGATAAAAATAACCCAATAGATATTTTAGAAGGTAATTCATTTAGAAAAGTAGTGGAAGATTTTATTCCCGATATAGTAATACATTTAGCAGCTGCAGTAGGTAGAATAAGGTGTGAAGATGATATAGTTAAAACTATCACTAAAAACGCTAGTATGAGTGCAATAATTGCTAATATATGTGGGGAAAAAGATATAAAATTATTCTACACCTCAACTAGTGAAATATATGGTGATTTTGGTAATGTAGTGGCGAATGAAGATACACCACCTAAATTACCTCATAATTTATATGGGTTAAGTAAAAGATGGGGCGAAGAAGTATGTAGATTATATGTTAAAGATTTGTGTATTATTAGACCTACTATGCCTTATGGTCCAGGCACACCTCCAGGTAGAGGGCGTAGAGCTATAGATAATATGATGCATCAAGCTATACACGACAAAGAAATATTAACACATATTGGAGCAGAAAGATCTTGGTGTTGGGTAGGTGACATAGTTAATGCATATGTATTATTAATAGAAAATAACGAAATAGGAGCTTTTAATGTTGGTAGAGATGATGACTATCGAAGCATGGTTGAGATAGCTAAAAGAGCTTGTGATCTTGCTGGTAAAGATTATTCATTAATAAAAATGGAAAAAGCACCAGGTAATCAAACTGTAGTCAAAAGACTTTCAACTGATAAACTAAGAAAGCTAGGTTGGAAACCTACTGTAGAATTAGATGAGGGTGAAAAAATATTATTTGATTGGATCAAAAAATTTGATAAGGATGGTAATTTGTTATGAAAATATCTCTTATAATAACATATTTTAATCGTAAATCACAATTTATTAAAACTATGGAGTCAATAAAGTTATCTCAAATCAATAGAGATAATTTAGAGACAATTATAATAGATGACGGCAGTGAAGAATCTGAAAGAATTGAAGATGTTTTAGAAAATTATAGTGATTTAAATATAAATTTCCATAGATTTAGTAAAGAAGAAAAAACTTGGGGTAGTAGAACACAAGTAGTACCACTAAATAAAGGTATAGATATGTCTAATAATGATTATATTTTAATAAACGGCGCAGAAATGTTTCATTGTGGAGATGTTTTATTAGATTTTAGTAATAGGGTTAAAGAGAATAAATATATAACTTATGCAACACTTTCACTAACACAAGAACAAACAAATAACCTTTCTATTGAATCTTTATTAAAAACTACTACTGGACATATGTGGTATCAACACAGCGTTAATAATAATAGAAAATTTCCATTTTGTGCTGGAATGTCTAAAAATGATTTTTTAAAAATAGGTAAATTTGCAGAAGAATTTCAAAACGCTGAAGGATATGCAGATGTATATTTTATTGATTGTTTAAATCATTATGGTATAGAAATAGAAGAAATAGACACACCGTATACCTTACATTTATGGCATACAAGACTAAAAATGAAGATAACACAACATAGAAACCTCATTTATAATAAACTAAAAAAGAAATTAACCCTATAAAATATGGAAATTAAAAATAAAAACATTCTTATTCTTTCACCCCATACAGATGATGAAACCCTAGGTTGTGGAGGATTAATACATAAATTATCCCATAATAATAAAATTAACATAATTTGTTTTAGTTATTGTGGTAAAGAAAAATTAAAAGATGAATTTACTAGAGCCTGTAATTCGTTATGTAAAGATCCCTATTTAGATATTTTAGAGTTTAAAGTTAGAGAATTTGATAGACAAAAAGTATTAGATAAGTTAATAGAATTAAAAAAAGAAATTAACCCTGATGTCATTATATGCCCTTCCAGTTTTGATGTTCACCAAGACCATTTAACAGTTTATAATGAATGTGTTAGAGCTTTTAAAGATAAATGCATTTTAGGTTATTGTCATCCATGGAATATTGTAGGGAAAAGTGATTTAAGGTTAACTGTTAAATTAACAGCTACTGATATTTATAAAAAGGAAATAGCTATGGATTGTTATGAATCCCAATATCATAGAGAATACTTCCAGAATAGAAAATGGATTGACAATAAAGAAAAATTAGAAGTAATAATATGGAACAATTAATAACAGGTTGTGAAAGGTCAGGCACTAAAATGTTGTCTCAAAGATTAGGAAAACAACTAAACATTAACTTTAATTTAGAGAATAAACATACAATAGCTTGTTTTAAATACTACCAAGAATTACAAAGATGGAATAGGTATAAAAATGATTCCATACCAGATAAATATGTTACTAAGTTTGAAAAACATACTTTAAATGATGAAATAAATATTGATTTTTTAAAATGGGTAAAACAAACTTGGCCTCATGTTAAAATTTACTACATTATCAGGGATGGGAGGAGTGTAGTTAGTAGTATAACAAATAAAGTTTGGGGGCATAGTCAAACAACCCCAAATTATAACATTGATTTTTATACTGCATGTAAGCAATGGCAAGAAGTAATTAATAATACATGGGATTGGGCTCAAGAAAATTGTGAGATTATTAGGTATGAAGATATCTGCGATGTAATATCAACCCCATTAACAAAAGAACAATACAAGGAATCAACTCTTTTATTACATAAAAATCTACTAAAAACTGGATATAAAGTATGAACAAATTATTAATTTACATAGTATCGTACCAAAGAAAAAAATACACCCAGGGTACAATAGAATGTATTGTTAATCAACAACCCAAAAATTCACAAATTATAGTTTGTGATAACGGTTCAACTGATGGAACTAGAGAGTGGTTAGAAAAAAACCAGGAAAAATATAATTTAGGATTACTATTTCCTGAAGAAAATTTAAGGGTTGGGGGTGCTTGGACTTTACTAACTGAGTATTTTAAAGAAGATGATTTTGATTATATTTTATTACTAGATAATGATCATTGGGCCACTCAGACTAACCCTAATTGGTTTAGTCAATGTCTTTCTTTATTTGAATCATCTAAAAAAATTGGGTCATTGGGACTTTACAAAGAAAGAAACCCGGGACATTTTGCTAAAGAACAGATTTTAGATCCTAATTTTTCTAATAAGCAACTTTTTAAAGATATTGAGTTTTATGATACTGTATATTATGCTGGAGCTAGACTAGATAAATTTTCCTTATGGTATAATACTATGAAAAGTTGGCCCCATAAATTTATTGGAGATAAAATAGGAAGACATTATAATTCTGTAGGATATAGAACCTTAAAACTCAACCCAGGGTTTATAATAGATATATCAACTCATAATTTTCAAAACACAGAACATGAAGAGTATAATAAATGGTTTTACAATAAAGAAAGACATAAAGGAGAGTATGAAAGGGTATTAAGTCTAAGTAAAAAAGAAAATGAACTTGAGGAATTTATTAATTTTAATTTTGGTAAAAAATATTTAAAATACGTATTATGATTAGAATATTCCAAAGACATTGTAATTTTTCAACCAACTCAGAACATAAACCAAGACCTGAGTGGTTTGATAGAGAGAAAATATTTGATAATTTAATTTCAACCTTAGATGAGAGGGTTGAATTCACAGCATTCCATGATTCAGGAAATGGTGAAATTAAAGATCATTTTTTAAAAAATAAAAATGTAAACAAAATATCTAAAAAGGGAGGAAATGATGCTCAATCATTTTTAAATTTACTTAATTATGTAAATGAACAGGATTATAATGATGAGGATATAATTTATTTTTTAGAAGATGATTATTTACATCAAGAGGGTTGGGTAGATATTTTATTAGAAGGATTTGAACATATGAGTGCTGATTACTATACACTATATGACCATCCTAATAAATATTACCCAGGTATGTGGGAAAAATATCCTTCATATCTAATTGCAACACCTTCTGTTCATTGGAGAACTACAGTTTCCACTACTAACACATATGCTTGTAAGTACAAAACCTTAAAAAAACATTTTGATATTCATGTTAAATATTGTGATTTAATAGATAAATGGACAAAAGATCACGATAAATTTACTCACCTTTGGAATACTGGATCAAATTTAGTATCTTGCATTCCTGGTTATTCAACTCATGTTGAAGGAAATATGTTATCACCTATAGTAGAATGGAAAAAAATAATTAATAAACAAAAATAGCATGGCACATAAAGAACAAAAAGACTATTTAGATAGAATAAAAAAAGAACATCCAAGAGCATTTAAAAATGTTAAGGTACTAGATATAGGTTCATTTGATGTAAATGGAAACGAAGCCCCTTGGTTTGACAATTGCGATTGCACAGGACTAGATTTACTACCAGGACCTGGTGTAGATGTAGCTTGTCCTGCAAATGAATATGACGCTCCTGATGAAACTTTTGATACTATTATTTCATGTGAATGTTGGGAACATAATCCTTTTTATAAAGAAAGTATTTTAAATGCAATTAGAATGTTAAAATCTGGTGGTTATTTTATTTGGAGTTGTGCTACAACAGGCAGACCAGTACATGGAACATTCACACAAGATGCTATTGATAATTCAAAAGGAGTAACATCCCAAGGTAATAAAATTATAGAATGGAAAACAATGCCTAATGTAGAAAAAGAAGATTGGGATAATGAATATTATAAAAATGTTACCGAAGAAGATATTAGATCTTTTTGCGATATAGAAAAAGTATTTAGTGAATTTAAGTTTGAAGTTGAAGAAAACCATCATGATTTATATTTTTGGGGGATTAAAAAATGATATCAGTAATAATACCAACATATAAATCACCTGAAATGTTAGATTTGTGTTTAGAATCTGCAATAAAAGGACAAACAGAACAAAACCAAATTATAGTAGTAGTAGATGGTTTTTATGATTTAAATAAACATATTTTAGAAAAATGGGAAGATAATATAGATGTCTTAAATTTAGAAGAAAATGTAGGTTTATGTAGAGGGACTAATTTAGGTGTTTATAACGCTCAAAATGAAAACATTTTAATTGTAAATGATGATAATATATTTCCTAAAAATTGGGATGAAAAATTAAAATATTGGAACTTACAGGATAACCAATTAATTACACCTAATCAAATAGAACCTTTTCCTTCAATGTTCGCTCAATTTAATATTAAAGATTTAGGTAAAACTTATAAAGAATTAAATTTAGCTAAATTTTGGGAATATGAGCAATCTATATCAAAAGAACAAATGGATATAGCAGGATCAACATTGCCTATCTATATGAAAAAACTAGATTATATAAGAATTGGGGGTTGGGATGAAAATTATTCTCCTATGTTGGCAGATTGGGATTTCTTTTTAAAATGTAACTTATCCAATATAGGTTTAACTCGAATATATAATTGTCATTTTTATCATTTTGCTACTGTTTCTTATAACCAAGAAAAAAGAAAACAGTCTGAAATAGAAGGACATGAATATGCTAAATACAAATGGGGCGATTATATTAAACACGATCCTACAAATAACAATAAGTATTTATAAATCTTATATTTATTAATGATGGTTTATATCAAATATTACATAGTTACAATTTTATTATTAGTTAATAACATATTTTACTCCCAATGCACAGTTTCTATATCCGCAGGATCTAATCCAATTATATGCGGAGATTCTGTTAACCTATTTGCTAGTGGCATATCAGGTAATCAAGTCATGAATAATGATTTTGATTTAGGTAATGCTGGTACAGGATGGAATGTTACTACTGCTGCTACATTTACTAATCCTTGTGGTGGTGGAAATGGATCTACTTATCTTTGGATGGGAGATCAATCACCAGCCCCAAGATCATTATCAACAGTTGGATTTGATTTAAGTTGTGGTGGTGAAGTTTGCTTTGATTTAAAATTTGCAGAACAATCAGCCCCATCACCTTGTGAAGGACCAGATCAACCTAACGAAGGTGTTGATTTAATGTATTCTATAGATAATGGATTAACATGGGTTTCTATATTCTACTTTGAACCTGATATGAATGGAAACTTCAATGCTGCTTCTCCTAATGCAGGAGATTATACTGCTTGGGCAAATTATTGTTTCCAAATTCCACCTGCTGCACAAACAACCAACACAATGATAGGTTGGTTTCAGAATGCCTCTACATCTTTAATATATGACCATTGGGGCTTAGATGATATTACAATTCAAGCTTTTGATTGTAATTACTATTATGTATGGAGTCATAATGGATCAGGTTTGCAAACACAAACAGTTTCATTAACTGTAGATTCTACATTCACAGTTTTATATACTAATGGAATTAATGATAGTTGTTGGGCTACTATACCTATAACAGTGGTGTTTCCTGATGTTATCATTGACCCAGTTGATAGTTTATTTTGCTCGGGTGATACATTACTTAACGCTACATTAATTAACCTACCAGTCGATTCATGTTGTTATACACTTGAAATGTTTGATTCGTATGGTGATGGATGGAATGGTGGGTACTTAACAGTGTTTGCTAATCTAACGTCTTTAGGACAATTTTCAGCTTCACTCTTCGGTACTACAGAACAAATATGCTTTGCAAATGGAGATCAAATAAGGTTAGTTTATTCATCTGGTGCATTTGAATATGAAAATTCATATAATTTTTTGGATCCTAGCATGAACTTACTGTTATCACAAGGACCAACTCCAACGGTAGGAACAACATATATAGGTGTTGCAAATTGTCCTGTAGCAACATATAGTTATCAATGGACACCAGCCAATTTAGTATTATCACCGAACACTCTACAAACTCAAACAACAACTTTAAACCAAGGAACATATAACTTTACAATAACAGTCACAAGTACTACAAATCCTAATTGTTTCTCAACTGATACAATAACGATCGTAGTAGGTGGCTCTATTAATACTATTGGAATATTCCATAACTAACATAAAAGAAAAACAAATAAAAATGAAAAAACTATTAATCATACTAGGAGTTTTAATATCAACTTCAGTATTCGGACAATCAACAATCAATCCTGACACAGTATGTGTTGGAGCAGTAGGAGAAAACTATTGGGTAACTAATAATG